CGCAAGCTGGGCCACTGTCATGTTGGGGTTCATGTCAAACATTTCTCGAATTTCAGAAGGGGACATTGTGTTTTTTCCAGTTGAGTTGATTAGTGAGTTCCCGTCCAAGCGACACGGCCAGACCAAGTCTCGGGCTTTTCAATGTAAGCACGAAGGAAGTTGGTCGCGGGCGCTTTGAAAGACGCAGCCTTGAGAATCGCACCCTTGGGGAACTTGCCGTCCTTGTTACAGATGAAAGAGTGAACAGATTCGACAACACCCTTCTTGGTCTTCACGACCTTGATGTAGGTCGAACCAGGCTGAAATTCAATGTCGAATTCAGCAATCATTTCCTGAACATGCGGCTGAGAAGCCTTAGCACCCCACCACTTGATGTAGTCGGCCTTGATATGCTCGGCATACTGGTTGAGAAGCGAAACGGGAACATTGAAGCTGGGCATTAGGATCTCTCTCTTGTTACTCTATAGATATGGGGTTGGACAGTCGGTTTTTCAAGATCAGATTACGCATATCAGCTATGCACGGGCCGCAGCCCTGCCCTTAAGACCAAGTTTACGCAGCGTAATCTGCTTCCGACCAGCGTTGAAAACAGAACCACGGTCGTTACGGAAAGTCCGTTCGCTCTTTTTGGGCTTGCGATACTGACCGACAGTGATACAACCACCACGCTCAAAATACGCAATAATCATCTGATTGAGATTTTGCATTACGACACCTTGAAGTTGTAGCGAGGAAGGGGACCGATGAAGAATCGGTAGAGGGAACGAAGGAAGGGAATGTGTCTCATCATCATACACTAGATATGGGGTCGGAACCCTCGGATTTCAATGTTGGAAATAGCATACCAGCCATACATGGAATGCATAGCTGGTTTTGGTAGTAAATGCTACTATAGGTAGATTATGATTGTTTTCTGTCTGCTAAGAATTGTTTCACGAAACTATCATTTATTTCACATCCAAACTTTTTCAGATGTTGGTACTCTCTATTGTATTCCACGCGAAACATTCTTGTTAGACTCGTTTCACTTGTTGAACGAAAACCGTTCATAGCCGCGATAAATGCTCTTCCCCATGCAATCATGGTAGGACTCCTTTCAGTCATGTTGTGATACACTAGTATATAGTATTTCGCAACTGCGAGATAAGACGACAGAGTGTCGCAGTCAGTCCTTGATATGAGAGCGGTGAATCTTACACATGATCCAATCGTTATAGTATGTATCAGATTCCAAAACTTTCTCACTCATCTGATACCAAGCTTCCCAGTAGTTGGCCGTACCTTTAGACTTGCAAAGTTTCAAGATTTCTCTTTTGAATCTATCTTGTCCCAGTTTCTCAACGTCTCCAAGAAGTGTGAGGTTCGAACCAAAGTATTCGCGCCAGTCGCTTTCACTTTTGATTCTTTTTCTTCGCGTTTTGCCTTTGACTTTTTTGCTTCTGACTTTCGTGAAGTTCTTTTTGCCAATATATTGTTTTCCATTTTCTAGATTGGTGATGCGATACACAAAGGACACATAGCCTTCAATATCATCATCACCAATTTCTTTGTCGTTGTATAGCCACATGAACATACTCCCTATGGAGTATGTATGTTACCTATTCATCATCATCTCCTAAATCTACTTCGTCTTCATCAAAACATTCTTCTTTGATATCATCATCTCCACAGAAGGAACAGAAGCGTGGCTGCCCCTGCGTCTCTTCATAGTCGTAAAGCACTTTGTATGATGACTCACAGTAGTTGCATTTTATCTTATCTACTTCTTTTATCATTTTGTTCTCTCTCTTGTTCTATGGCTTTTTGCACACACGATAAAGCAAAATGAAGATTGTATGCACCGCCTTCTCCTGTTGTATATAGCTTTAGATTAGCTATAGCTGCCTCTGCATTCTTGACAGGATCATCATACAGAGGCAGCGCAAATAGTCCCATTAGATTTCACATGCCCCGCTAACACAGGCAAGCAACTGTGCGCCTTCAGTTTTATCGGTCTTCTCATACTTAGCGAGTTCTGTCCAATCAATGTTCTTAGGCATCTTAGCTGCAAGTGCTTCGTATTCTTCCTTCGTGCAGTCCTGATAAGGAGCCTGCTGATAAACATGGTCACTGTGTGGTAAGAAGGATACACCACTCATTTCATCGAAGTTGTTATAAACCCAAGCGCCTACCTCAGGCCATTCATTCTCTTTTACAGAAATAGTTACGCTTGGTTTATGCTCTGCCCAATGACGTTGATAAGTCAGCCACAGTTCAAGTTGCTGAATAGCAGTCATGTCTGAACGGAACACAGCATGTTCAGGTGACTTCTGTGGGAACGAGAACACATAAGTATGCTCAGGCTTCATCACATCATCTTCACATGGGAAACCCATGTCCTTCATCATAATCGCTAATGGATCTTTCTTATCTGCACGAACAGTTCTAATGTAATAAGGGCTATGACGAGCGTGAATGCCGCTGGCAGAATCGACAAGCTGTGAAACTGTTCCCGAAGGTTTAACGCAAGTAATAGCAGCAGACACAGGAATATTGAGTTTAGCAGCCCACAACTTATTAGTCTTAACAGCTTCTTCACGTAATCCCTCCAACATATCACCAATATTAAATAGTCCAGTAGCCTTTGCCGCATGACCATTCGTATACTCATTGTCCATGATGCCAGTCAATGACACACCAAGCAAACGCTCTTCAGCACAGTTCTCTTGCCACTTCTTGCTCAAGTATTTGAAGTTGGTAAGTGTGGATTGGAATGTACCAAGTATAGTTGCGAGTTTGACTTTGCGCTTGAGAGTTTCTGGGGTGTCATTTCCTCTAACGACAACCTCTGTGAGATTACAGAACTCTCTGGAACGTAGAATAATTTCCGAACATGGATTGGTGCCGAAATCGTGATCTGGATCTCTCCTTCCAAACTTCTCTGCTTGCTTCTTAGACGCAGTTCTACTAAAAATGCCGCGTTCGCCAGAGCGTGACTCATAGAGGGAAAGCCACTCACGCATGAAGAGACCAACATCAGGCTTCTCTTTTGCAACGAAAGAATTGTTAGCGAGAGCGCGTTGGACATTCTCTTTCCACCAGTCTCCAGACTTAGCAACACGCATTCTATCATCGCTAAGGTCAGATAGAGAAATAAGCGCCGATCTACGAACGCCACCGACAACCACAATCTCAGCGATCTTACAAACGATATCATGTGCCTCCAATGTGGTCAGTCTACGACCAGCAGCCTTCTTGAATGTTGCAACAGTAAACTTGAATAGATCAGTCAGTGGCTGAGGACCAGATGCACGGCCACCAAATGTCTTGAGCGGTGCACCAGCAGGACGAACCTTGGACACATCCCAGTTAGGGATCTGACCAGCATAAAGAAGATGAATAAGTTCCTTGAGAGCCTTTGCCCAACCAAGCTTTGAATCTGCCACATGAATAACAGTATCAGTAGGATAAAGTTCTTCTGCGATCAAAGGCAGTTGATCCACATACTTAGACTCAACAGAAAAGCCTACACCAGTACCATTCATAAGAATGTAAAGAATCTCATCAAACGAACGAGGGTTATCAACAGCAACATACGAACAGTTATAGCCAGCAACATTCTCGCGCTTGAGTGCTTCACCAGCAGTCATCAAGCAACGCATTGATGGCATGATTTCAAGATTTAATACAGCCTCTTCTAGCTGCTTACGTTCTTCTGGTGTAACTGTGTAACCAGTAACTTCTTTGATATGCTCATCAAAGAAGTTGAAATACCTAGCGACCGTTTCGTCCCAGTTTTCACGGCGATTTTCTTCCCACAACCAGCGGGCATAACGAGACTTATGAATGAACTCTTGATAGAGTGACGGTAACATATTACTGCCTGACATACGAATACTCCTAAATTGTTTTTATTGATTGTCTAGTACATTCTTGAGCGAGGGAAATTGCTCAGTGATGATGTTCCAACATTGTGTAGCGATTTCACGGTGTTCTTTCTGGGTACCGTTATCCATGCGTAGTTCGCAATAGTGAATCCATGAGCGAAGTGAACCTGACATATACATGCGGCTCATAGTAAGACCTTCAGGCAGCACGACACGGGCTTGTTCTTTGGCGATACCATTCTTGATTGCCCAATCGTAAATATCATTTATACGATCCATAACTTCAAGCTGAAGGTTCTGCCACTCATTGTTTAGCGCCATGGCCTCATCATTCACGACACTGTTCTGACGATTCTTTGTATCCTGCATACGAGTTTCACGTGGCGCAGACATTTCCTGTACAGCAGCATAACGCTGGCTGAACTCTTGAAACGAGAACGAGCGATGACGAAGGATCTGACGGCCGATATCGCGCGTGGTCTGAATTTCCATGATGACATGCACCATTTCAAAAGGCGACCAGTGCTTGTTCTTTACCAGATACTTGAGCAACTTTTCACTGTCTGGGTTGTCCTGATTGGCAGGATTAGATACACGCGCACAGTATGCAATCAAATCTTCTGCGCTATCCATAGACGAGTTTACCATAGTCGGCTGTGTAACACCGACCAACTTCACATTGTTCATATTATACCTCTTGATATGTCTTTGCAAAAATCTCTGGCTTGCAAGGGTAGAACTCACCGTTCACACCCTTGATAACCCAGTCACCCTGTCTAGCTTCCATACGACCTTCTAATGTATCAATCCAGAGTGTGGGTGGATTTGTTTGATAGCCGACTGCAGGACTGTTTATCCACTCTTCAATGTCTAATACAGACTTTACGTCCGTAATTTGCATTGCTTCAACTGTCACGGGGCGCTTTCTAAACTTTCTCACTAAATTTTCTTCCATCTCTCAAACTCCAGCTTCGCTCTTAGATCGTTGAACGTGTTAGTATCTATAAGACTTTGAATCTCACTAGATGTTCCACCACTCAAGATATAGTCATTTATGTCTTTAGCCACTATACCTTGTGGCCAAATAAAAATATTTTTATTTTGACTGATTGTCTTGGCCATCTGTCTCACAATCTCAGGATTGCGCGGTTCATTATCATGAATGAACACATAGTCATGATTACCAAGCAAAAGAGAGATATTATACAGTGAAGCATCCATAGTTGCAAGTGAATTCTGCAAGAATAGACTATCAATTGGACCTTCTACAACATAGATTCTCTTGTTGAAATCTACACGATCAAGACCAAATACTTTTCTGTTATCATCATCAAGCTTGATTGTGATGTACTTGATTTTGGAATTATTCAAAGCGCGACCTTGTACACCAAGCAGATTCTTTTCTTCATCATAGAAAGGAAACACAATACGCGGTTCATCATACAATGTCTTCTCATAGTCAGGAAGCATTTCCATGACGAACGCTTTGAAGTTCTCAGCATAGTATATATCATTGAATTTTTCACTTGGTATCTCGCGGCTTTTCAGATACTCCTTTGCATAGTGCCCAGAAGGCAACAATGCAATAGTCGGCAAGTCAATGCGCTTCTTGAATACTGGCTTTGTCTTAGCGATTGCAAAGTCAGGCTTTGCTACATTGCCAGATGACTCATTCTTGAAACGTTCCATCTGATACTCACGATACAGTGAGGGATCAACAACCTTGAGGAAGTTTCCAAGAGAAAGACTTGTTCCACAGTTATGGCAAGTATAGAACAGGTCTGACTTGCGACGATAGAAATAGCCGCGAGCCTTACCTTTGTTCTTGCTGGAATCACCGCAAATTTTACATCTGCAATTCCACAAGTATTCCGATTTTTGCTTGAAACGTTCCAGTTTAGGAGAAACTAAGGAAACGAACTTCTTGTCAATGTATAAAGACATAATGCCACCTAGTTGTATTAGGTGGCATTATAACAGATGGTATCAGAAAGTCAACGGTTACTTGTTCTTCTTTCCTTGCTCAGCCTTTTAGGAATTCTTTTGAAGTGAGGATTTTATCTACTCCAGCGATCTACTTTAGATTGTACAATCATTTTTCTGGACTTATTGAAAAGATTGTTTTCATCTTCACGTGCTTTTGGACCTGAGATTTCGTCTAGCTGTTCTGCACTCTCACGGATTTGATGTAACTTCGAATAGAAGTTTTCTTTGATGTTCATTTTAGTTTCCTTACTTTATGATTTTGTCCAATATGTCTATCTGACCAGCAATCCAAGCAACAATAGCAATAGCAAGAACAACACCATACTTCCACATTTCAATCTTGCCAAGTCTATCACCGATACCTTCTTTGTTCTTTGTCAACTCTTCTCTTAGATTCTTAATCTCTCCAAGAATTGTTCTCTCTGTGTCTTCAATCTTATCTGTTAGTTCTTTGTTTACCGTATTGATGCGATTGTACACATCCTTTATGTTATTGTTGTGTTCTTGTCTACGCATTTCTAGTAATTCCTGCACTTCTCTGGTTATCTTTTCTTGAGTTTCAAGTCTCTGCTCTTGCAAAGATACCATTTTAGAAAGACTAGATGCGATCTCTTGCATCTTGTCAATCGTCGTGTCAAACTTTTCCAACAATGCTGCCATTGTTGTAATGTCTTTTTTAAGGAGTTCTATTTCAATTCGGTTGTCTTGTTCTATAGCCACGAAGATTGACCCTTTTGCTTATTTATTTCTTCTTTGTTGTTTGTGTTGGAGTAACAGATACTGTGATCTGTGGCTGCGATGACATTTGCTGTTTTTCCATAACTCTAGAACCAAACCAGAAAGCAATGATCGTAGAGAATAATGCCATTGTTTCAACATCCCATACAGCTTTCAACATTTCAGGCACAGACTGACCTGTCTTCAACATTACATATGCTGCTGCAATCTTTACTGCACAGAATAACAAAAAGAAAGTATATGTTATAACAGGGCGGATAGAAGCGCGTAGTGCGTTAATAAACCATCCACCATCAATAGACTTATCATGATCAAGAGCAGATTGTCGAAGTTGACTGTCAGTCTTAACCATTTCAATGTTATAAGTGAGATCGGCTTGTCGTTCAGCCGCATCCAACTTGATCTTTGTAAGTTCAATCTCATACTTAATCTCCTGCTTACGCTCAAATATTCTAACAACAGAGGGTAGTAAACTACCCAAAATACCAAATAGCGGTGATAGTAGTGCTAACATGATTTACCTCTTATTTCTTTGTTTTTCTTAGATATGTCTTACCGTTCCAAGTAAATTTTTGACCCTCTGGTGTTCTTGCGAAAATCTGTTTGAATGTTTCTTTATTATTAGATGATGATGTCACATCTTGCTTCTTGCCTTTAGATGTAAAATTCAAGTCCATTGATTTAGGTTCTGGAATAGAAACTGCTTGTTTAGTATTATCTAAAGGTCTCAATTTTGGTTTAGGCGGAGGAACAGCAGGTTCTTGTGTGGGCCTTAGTTTTGGCTTTGGTACAACTTTATCGACTGCTGTTTTAGGAACAGCAGGTGGTGTTTTCAATGGATCTGAATAAGTTGTCTTATAAGGACCTGAACCAGGTGTAGGTGGCTCATCACCTGCTTCTGCTGCTGCAAGTCTATCTTTAACAGATGTTGGATATCCTGCGGGTGGTGAACGATAATCTTTGCGAAGACCTAACTCACGCTTTGCATTTGGTTTATTAGAGATGCTTGATGGATCAATAGATTGACCGTTGCCAAGATCATATCGTGAGCCTGTGTAGTCTACCTTATCGCTTGGTGTAATTTTACTTGTTCCGTCAGCAGCAGGCATTGAACGAATGTTCATTTGCTTAAGGTCTTTATTTACCGTGTCAAAACCAGCTTCAAGTTTCTTTTGAATATCTGCTCTTCTTTGCTGAACTTGATCTTGTTCTAATATAAACTGTTTAAATGTTTTCATTTGTTTCTCGTTGGTGTTTGAGTTGTCTTTGTCTTCTCTTCTATCGTTTCTATTCCGCCTTCAAGAATGCGAGTGATCTTTTCTTTACCTCTTGTCCAAGCAGCAACACCAATGATTGCTGCCATTGCAAGATGATAGAAACCACCCTCTTTCAATGTGATAGGATCCCATTGCTGTTGTGCAAAATACATGTATGATGCTGGAAAAATAATGAAGTCAAACACACAGACAGTAAAATACTGCCATGCGATTGCTGGTCTCCAGTATTGTTTGATCCAGCTTTCCATTATCTTAGTCTCGCAAACTGCCAGTGCATACCATCGCAGCGGCGTTCATCTAGTGTATTACCGTTGCCGTTCCAATCACCACCCCATATTGCACCAGTCTTGGACCAAGCATCAAGCACTTCTGGAAACTGTGCAAAACGAGGTGTTCTATCACCAAGAAAATTGTTAGGAGCATCAAGATCAATTGCACAACCCCATGAGTGCATAGACAGACTGTTACCACCACGCATCAAGCGATAGTTATAGCAACCGCCAAAAATGGATACACCCCAATGATCTAGTGTAGACTGCTTACCATTTGCAGCTTTGAGGAGATTGTTGAATGCTTCCTGAAAACCAACGAGACAATTCTTGTTGACTTTGAATCGTGATACAGGTTTGCCTGCATATGTGATTCTAAATGGTGGTTTGTAGAATACAAGATATTCTGATTCCCACTTTGCTGATGGTTTAGTAATGTTCTTGCTGCGAGGATTTCCATAGAAAGCGTCACAGTCACGTTGTAATGGCCAATTTGTCATGTTATCTGCCTCTTCTTCTTACTATTACTCTTCTTCGTGGACCAGCATCATATGCTGCTACAAGTTTTGTATTACCAACTCTGTTTGTCCATGCCTCATGAAGCCCCTGCTTACCATAACGAATATACATCATTGCGCCTGTGCTTTTATCTTCTACAATGATAGGTCCTTTGCATGATTTAGCATACTCACGAATATCATGATAGGAATCGTCCTCATTGAGATATGTGCGCCAGTGCTTACCCTTGCGCTTTGCTTCTCTCAAACTGACAAATGTAGAGTGAGGGACAATAAATGTTTCCATATTCATAAACTTGCCTCGAGGTGTTTTTCTTCTCTGCATAGGCATTAGTTCTGGTGGTCTACCAGGTTCTCCCTGTGGACCTATACCCAGTCCTGCTACTGCTCCACCACCTACAACATTCTCTTCGTCTACATATGATCCTATTGTCTTCCCTAGTGGTATTGGTTTTTGTTTTCTTCTTGCATCTATTTCCTGCCCCATAGCAGAAAAAGGAGCAGACATACCACCATCTGCTGATGTTCCTGCTCCTGCTAAATTTTCTTCAAGACCAATTGCTCTTTTAGCTAGCCCTAGATAATAAGGAACTTTAGCTGCTTTCTCACCAGTAGCAAGTGCTGTTCCAGCAATAGGTACTTCTGGTGCAACAGCCATAGCACCATAACCAGCTAGTTTACCAGCAGATGATGCTTGTTGGTGTTCTTTTTCGTCGTGTGCAAGTTTTTCTTTTTCTTGATCAAGTTCTCTTTTGAATGTTGTGCCTTTACCATAACCTAATGCACTTGCTGCATTCTTTGCTCCATATTGAGCAGCGGCACTTGCATACTTGTATCCACCTAATGTTGCAGTGTCAGCAGCTTGTCTTCCAAATGCGGATACGCTATCCCACCAACCTTCACCTTC